CACAGGTAAACACCAATGATTCTGGTTGGAAACGAACTGAATTAGATGTTGTTAAATTATGTGCAGTTGCAGTGGTAAATGTAAGATTACCATTTGCTGGATCGTAAGTAGCATTGGTTGGAGTGAATATACCAATAGGAGCAGCACCAGGTCCGTTTAAAATACTCCAATCTTCAAACTTAGGAATTGGTGTAGTTAATGTAATAGGACCGTAAATAATTTTAGTTCCATTAGCAAGAGCACTTACAAATGTATGTGCATCAGTATTACTTCCTGCTTGTCCTACATTTAAACTAATAGTAGTATTACCACCACTAGATACGACGTTTGTGATTAAGAAACTTTTACCAAATGCAACATCAGTTCTGTATGGAGCTGGATCATTACCTCCACCGTTATAAGCACAACTATATGTAAGTGCTCCCTCAACAAAAGCAATCCTATCAGAGTTTGCTACAGGTGCTACTGCTGGATCTGGAATGACTACTGTCATCGCTCCAGTAGTAGGAACATATGTAGACCCTGTTGGAGTTGTTTGTAAAACGTTTCCATCAGACCAGTTACGCATTGCGTAAATGGCATATAATTTTACTCTTTCAAAAGCATAAATTGTTTGTGGTCTTTGTGCTTCAGAAATACCAGAAAGAACTGTTCCACTAAAGTATGCCTCTGCAGCAGAAACAATACCATGGTTTCCTCCAAGAACTAAATCTCTTACTAATCCTTCTAATACAATCTTGATATCTCTACGACATTTTCTTTGATGTAGATCAGAAAGATTGAGGTTTGGATATGCAAGTTCTGTGTCAATAAGTGCTTGATCTGCAATTACATCAGCATTTCTTGAGATTAAATATGCAGCGTCAATATAAGTTCCAGATGCATTGTTAGAGATAACATCAACCCATAAGAATGATAGAGTATCAATAGCAGATGCTACGTCAGCACAAGCAGGGTTTCCTGCAGTTGATGTGATAATTGTAGGGTCAATATACCTTGTGGTTGTAGCGTGCTTTGTGGTGTATAGAGGATCAGCAGTAGTTCTATTCTTAATTCTCCAGTTGCACATTGCATAGATTGCTAGTTCTCTAGCATATTCAATAGCACGTACGTTCTGAATAATTTCATCTTCAATATAAGTTATCTTTCCATCAACAATATATTTTTTAGCAGCATCAATAATATTGTGGTTAGATCCAAATTCAAGATCTCTTACAAGAGCGTTTAAGAAGTGAATAACGTCTTGTTTACATTGCTCATCACCATCATCACCAGTATTATTTCCAGAAGTTGGAGAACTATATGCTGGATATATCTTTTGACCAGCAGAACAAGAAATCAGAATGTCTGCTAGTTTAACAATATCATCTTCAGATAATGCATTAACAGCAGCATTTGTTGTTGTTATAGTGGCAACACCAGTTACAGAATTATCATATACAAAATTACTGATAGCATAAGAAGTTCCACCAAATGTTACTGTACCACCGCTAACATAAGTGTTTACGTGATCTGTTGTACCTAAGAAGATATCAAACGTATTGTTAGAGGTATCAATATTATATACAGCAAAATAATCTTTTGAGAATTGCTCATTAATAATACCAACTACTTCCTCTGCGATATAATCTCTATTATTTCTAATTAACTGACAAGCATCTTGAAATCTTCTTTCAACAGGTGTAGAAAGAGGAAATTTGTTTGGAGAGTTTAGTAATGATAATGTAACAACCTTAGAATATGACTGTACTGTTGCAAATTCACCAGGATCAAAGTTTGCTGTTGTTAATGTTGGTAATTTTTTAGGAATTACAAATCTTCTTGCACGACCATCAGCATCTTCTAAAACTTTATAAATTCTTTGTTTACCATTAAGGAAAGACAAATCTGGAGATACTGTTGGCATTCCAGTGATAATAATTTCTTGTCCTTCTTTAAATTCGTGAGTGTTGGTTCTACCTACAAGAGCACTTGTATAGAATACAATACCACCTAAGTCCTCTGCATTACCAAACTGGTCATCTTGAAATCCTCCAGTAGCAATGCTTGGATCTCCTTGTAAGGAGAAGTCAATTCTAGAAATAGGTAGAGTTGATGTTACATCAGTATCATAGGAAACAACCTCACCCTCAGCTCTAATTGACTTTAAATTAATAGTGTCAATTGTGTTAGATACTGTTGTAGCAGAATTAATTGATATTGTTTCTACTAATGTAGTATTCCAAGATGGAGCATTTAAAATTGGAAAAAACTGAACATCCCAATAAGTTGGTGCGTTTGAGGTATCAATACTAGATACTTGATAATAACCTGATGTAAAACTAGAATTATCAGCGTCATTTAAAAATACAAAGGCATTTACTGGAATATCAGTTGTTGGATCTGTGGTAAATCTTAGTGTATTCTCACCAGAAGTTTGACTAATTGTTAGAGATAAAGCTGCACCAGTAGATGCAGATGTTACATAACTATATTGATCACCCTCAATTAGAGAACCAGTTTTTAACTGTACATCAATAGTACCAGAAACATATGCGTTAGCACCTGTAGTTGAATTAAAAGTAACGTTAACAATATTTGTTCTAGCACCAGTGTTTAGACCTACACCTTCAACACCTGTTTGTAATAATGATAATCCTGTGTTATTTTGAAATCCAATACGGAATCTTTCAGGTCCAAAAATTTGATGACCAATTGGAAATTCTACACCAAAATCTCCATTTACCTCATTATCAATAATGATTCTTTGCTTGTCATCAAAGACCATAGCAAAGTCCCAAGTTCCAATTGAGTCTCCATTGGAGTCAATTTTATCTCTGTATGTTACACCAGTAACATAGTTTTTATCACCAAACTTAAAGATATGTTTTCCTAAGTTTGCTGGTCTAATAATAACTAAACGTAAGTTATCACCAACAACTGAACAATCTGGAGGTAAAGATATTGGGTTGTCTTCTACATAGTCACCACCAGAAACGATTAGAGTTTCTTTAATACCAGGTGTTGACCAAGCAATCTGTGCTGCTTTCTTAATAGTTCTAACTGGGTTTACAGCAGAACGACCATCATTAAGGTCAGAACCAATCTGCTGAGAAACATAAACACGACCACCAACGTCATTCGTTGCTAGATTAAGGACGTATTCTGTAGTTGCAATCTTGTCCGATCTATCACCAAGTATAGGTGTGATAGATCTTGGAAATACACCAGAGTCTCCAGTATTAAGATATTGGAAATCATTAGGATCATTAACTCTAAAACCAATATGTTTAAAGTTTACCTCACCATTAAGTGCGATTCCATCCTTATGAGTAGGAAGACTTGAACCAGTAGTTCCAGTATTAGTTGCTTGATATACATTTCCTTGTGCATATCTGTAAGCATCTTTAGATACAATAACATTGGCAGCCCATGGCGTACCAGTGCCATTCATATATGTTTTAAGATTTGGTGCTCTTAAATTTAGATCTGGAGTGATAAAATTCTCAATATCTAAGTTAAGAATTCTAGCAGTATCAGAGATGATAGAAGTTGAAGTTCTAATCGCACCGTTAATGTCAAGTTCAAAGTCTACAGTATCAAGGACTGCGTTTGCAGCAGCACCAGCACCGTTACCACCAGTAAAGGAAACATTTGGAGCAGTTGTATATCCATTACCAGCATCATTTACTGCAACAGAAACAACAGCACCATTAAAAATAAACGCGGAAGCAAGTGCTTGTGTTCCTCCAGAAGGTGGTGGATCAATGACAACAGTAGGAGCTAAAGTATATCCAGTACCACCAGCAGTAACATCAATATTGTTAACTCTCTGACCCGTTCTATTAATACCAACACGAGGTAGACCGCTTTGAGCATCTAACTCCAAACGCATTACTTCTCGTTCGTCAGCTCCACTGCCAACTCTGATGGTAGTCTCATTATCACCGATGAGTTTGGGGTTGACTCCCCTTATTTTCTCTTTATCGGAATTAATATGAAAACTCATGGTGCTAGTGTATCCTTGACAATTTTTCCTATGATATATTTAGCATTAAGCCCAAGCAATACTGATAACTTCAGTAGATACTGCCCACTTAATTGTTTGTACAGTTCCAGACCTCACTGTAGAATAACTGAAACGATTAGTTGCTGTAAACGGTTCAATTGTCCACGACTCACTAGCAGGAACATCATGTTTGATAATTGTTAACATACTAGAGAGAACTGATGTTGCTCCAGATCCATCACAATAAACTGCACTTTCAATTTTTCCAGAATATACAACTCCTGTAGGATTGACACCAAGAAAATGTCCAGTAACAAAATTAACAGTGTTATTTTCAATTGTAATTTGAGTTCCAACATTATCTAATTGAAGTGTGGCAGTGTTAACACCTCTCAAAATATAGTTAGTTGTTTTACTATCAGAGTAAAACTGATTTTTCATCTCAATAGAATTGAGAGACATAGCATTATGCTCTTCATCAATATGGATTGTCTCATCTACAGAAAATCCACCAAGAGATTCAAATTTTTTTAGGTTAGTAGCCATTTACTTAAGTTCCTGAACTAGTACGGTGAAATTAATAACATCTGCAACAGCATGATCATTACTTAATGTTAAAGTAATTCTAGGTTCTGTGGATGCAGTAAAATCAAATGCTGCTGTATATTGATCACTTGAAGTGTTCAAAGAGGCATATTCATTATGGAAAATGTCAGTGCCATTATCTATAACAGAATATTTTGACATAGATCTTTTTCCAGAACTAGATTTAGAAACAACAGTTACTTCACATCCTTTAGATGTGCCACTTGGATAAAGAATTACAGCGGAAGATTCCAATCCACCTTTATCTAAAGTAAATGTGGAAGAACTAATTTTGTAATCAGCTAATTCAAATTCTTTTAGATCACCGTCAAAAATCTTAACTCCATTAAATGATCCAGACCCAAAGGTTGTGTTTAAATAAACATCACCCTGATCATCTAGTCTTAAAATAGGATCTACATTTAATCCAGAAGATAGTCCTAAATCAAGATACTGTTTTGCACCACTAATAAACGTAGTTGTAGCATCACTGTTGTCAATTGTTGTATTGTTAGAATTAAAGGTAACAATTTGCGTATTCAATGATAGTGAATTTCCTCCACTAGTTGTAATACTATCAATACCAGTAAAATCTAAAGCAGTTCCTGTTAATTGTAATGTGTTGACATTATTATTGTAGAAATATAAAATATTTTCATTTGCTGCAGGAGCAGTTTCTGGAATGATATAAGTATTGCCATCAACGTCTCTAACACCACCAAGAGATGACCAGTTAGTACCACTATATCCCTCAAACTGTTGGATTGTAGTATTAAAACGAATAGAACCAGCACCAGGTGTTGCGATTGTTTTTTCATTATCAGTACCAGAAGGAATTCTGAAATGAGTTACAGAATCAACAATGGTTTGTTTTCCTGCATTTGGTCTTATAACTAAATCTTGAACTTGTGTAGAAATCACATTGTCGTCAAGTTTTAGTTCTTGTCCAATAACCAACGGGCAATCTTTATTAGGACCTACTCTCAGTTCTGAAATTTCTTCAAACGTTAACGAATCAACAGCAATAGCAGACCAAGTTAATTGTGCAGTACCGTTATTTTGAACTCCACTAGTATGTGTTGGTTCACTACCAGAAGAAGCAGTTGTTCCATTTGATGTTACTTCATAAAGATTATTTTTATACTTTAGATATTGTCCAGTAGTTACTGCAGTGTTAGCTGCCCATTCTGTAAATGCTGGAAGACCTAATTTACCAGATGAAATTTTCTTAACACCTCTAAAGTCTAAAAACTGTGGCGTTAATTTTAATGTATTTACAGCATCATTATAGAACCATAATGTATTGTCATTTGCTCCTGCTGTAAGTTCTGCTAGAATATATGTGTTACCATCAATGTCTCTAACACCACCAAGAGAAGACCATGAAGTTGTAGTGGAGTTATATCCTTCATATTGATTATTGTCAGTGTTAAATCTGATAGCACCATTTTGTGCAATTGGTGATTGTGGTCTTTCTGAAGTATTACCAACAGGTAGTACTAAAGCTTGAGTTCCATCTACCTTAGCAATCCTTCCCGCTACTGGTTTAAATACTAAATCATTTCCAGTAGTAGTTTGAATTTCATTTTCTTCAACAAGAATTTTATCATTTACGTTTATAAATGAAGTTGTTTTTACATAACCAGATGTAGTAACATTTCCAGTAGTAGATGCAACACTAACGTTAGCACCCACATTAAACGGAGCATTTACAGTTACTGCAGTTCCAGAAATAGTTAATGATGTTTGAGAAGATATAGATGAAGCAACAACATTGGTTCCATTTAACTGTGGTGTGGTTACAGAACCAGTCAACGTTGCATCAACACCATTAATTGTAGAAGCGGAAGTGATACTAGCAGCAGAAAATTCACCAGATGAAATATCTGAAGAAATAATATCGGTTTGTTGTGTATCTAAAACAGAAAGTACAAATCCAGAACCAAATACTTTTGGATTATTAGCATCAATTGTTAATAAAGCTTCACTTCCAACTTCACCACCTTGATCAGCCTGCAGTTTATCATAGTAATAGAGATTAGGAGTTGAATCCGTTATCTTAATATTGATATTTGAACCATCTGATGTTACACCATCAGTAAACTCAGTTCCCTCAAAATTTAGTTCTGTCGGACCAGAAACAGATGGTGCAGTATCTAACGTAACAGTAGTTGCATCTACAACAGCAGCTACTTTTGTTCCAGTAACTAAAGCTCCACCACCTTGCCCAGAGGCACTTACAAGCATTCCAACTAGGATTCCAGTAGTGCTAGTTACAGTAACATTTGAAGATCCTACATCTAGTGTGGTTGTTAAAGGTCCTATACTACTAGTTCCCCATTTTCCTCCTGCAAATTTAGAGAAAGCAAATTCTTGAGAATCGTTAGAAGAATCTGATAAATCAAATGAATATGTGTTTCCAACATACAATGTTATATCTGGAGTTATAGTAGGTCCAGAACCTGTATCAATGAATATTTTTGTTTCTAAATCAGTAAATGTATTAATAGTAAAAGTAGGACCAGGATTACTATCTTGTTCAAATACAGATCCAGCAGTAAGACCAGTAGCTGTGCAAAGTAATGAATTTACATTTCCACCAATAGATCTAATTTCAACAATTTCTGTACTTGATCCTTGTGCTACTCCACTCTCAACTAAAAGATCTCCTACAGCAAACGTGCTTGAAGATACAGTTGATGTTAATGTAAATTCTACAACATCCTTTCTAGTTACTGTATATGAAATAGGTTGAGTTAAATCAAATGGACTTACTGATAAAGAGTCTCCAACAACATAACCATTACCAGGATTATTAATAGTAAGACTTTCTACAGAACCAATTTTTGCAATAGTATATTGTAATGGAGTTGATGGTGAACCATATGTAGGACTAAACGATAATGTTGCAGCTCCTGCAGTTGTTGGCGTATTTGATAACGTAATTACATTTCCAGTAATTGTGACTACAGTAGTGTCAGCAGCAAGAACACCAGCACCAGCAGTTTTGGTAACAAGGTCTCCAACATTAATACCTGTTGCATTTGCTACAGTAATATCTAATAGATTTGGTGAAGAGAAATTTAAACTAGCAGCTCCAGCAGTTCCTGGTATAGCAGATAATGTTAGTTGAGTCGCATTGTCAACAGATTGAACTGTTGTGCTTGGTTGTAAAATTCCAGTATCTGATTGTCCATTAAAGACATTCATTCCTGCAATAATACCTGCTGTACTAGCAACAGTAATTTGAGCACTACCTGTGCTTAAAGTTGTAGCTACGTTATTTTTTTGACCAGGAAGAGTTGCTGCAACTCCTGTGACACCAGCTGATAATGATAATACATCTCCTGCAGTATAACCAGATCCTTTACTATCAAAAGCATTAATTTCTGTTAATACGCCAGGATTACTGTTTACTGTATAAGTAAATCCAGCTCCACCACCTCCACCTAAATCAGAATCATTTGCTGATAGTACATCTGTACTAACATATCCAGAACCAATGCTTGTGAAAGTTATAGAACTAACAACTCCATTGAAAGAAGTTGTTGTTAACGTAAACGTAGATCCAGATCCTGTTCCTCCTATATCAGCAGAGTTAAATTCTACAATGTCTCCAGTTGCATAATCATCTGCCGTTGTAAACACAACTGCTGTAACTGCTCCTCCAGATACGGTTACATCTGCTGTTCCACCTGTACCTTCATGTACTGTTGTTCCAGACTGAATAGTGACACCTGCACCCATATTATTATGAACTTCACAGTCATAATTTACAGTTGTGGCTGTAGATGATCCTTTAACTACAACATAGTAAAAAGCACCTGCAGTGCCAGGATTTCCTACTCTAACTCCAGTAACACCAGGAGCATCACCTGGATTTAAGTCTCCTCCAAACTGAGTTTCAAATCTAAATGGATGTCCAACGTTAGATGCATCAGATATATCAAATTTGTAAGTATTTCCAGTATCTAAAGTTAGTGCTGGTTGAGTATTACCATCAATTACATATTGAAAAGGACCTGAACCAGTTACAGTTACAACAAATGTTTGTACTGGTTGGTTGTATGTAGATACACCTTGATATGTTCCATCAGTATATCCAGAACCACCAACTATTGTTCCATTAAATCCTGTTGTACCAGTTACAATAATATCAGCAACAGCATTAGATCCAGTTCCTCCAGTAATTGGCACACCAGTGTAAGTTCCTGGCACATACCCAGAACCACCAACTAGAGCACCAACAATGCCAGGTACAGTAAATGTAATTAATGCTCCAGATCCATTTCCTCCAGGAAAAGGAACTGAACTATAAGATCCTGGATTATAACCAGCACCAGTTTGTGTAATTGAACCTTCGTATTCTGTAATTGTAATATCTGCAGTTGCGTCATCACCCGTTCCACCAGTGAGAGCAATATTTTCATATGTCCCTGTATCATAATTAGCTCCAGTGTTTAATATAGAAACACCAGCAGCATATAAAATTCTTTGTCTTACTTTTACATCTTTATAGAAGATAACATCTGTTGATTGTAAATCTAGAACTTTTTTGTTGGATGAAACAAATCCTAAACTTCCAGCAGATGGTTTGTATATACCAACTGAGGCATCTGATGTAAATGATAAAGAGGGAGCAGCAATTGTCCCATCTCCAATTTTTAAATTACCTGTAGAAAGATCACTACCACCTTGAGAGATGTTAAAAATCTGTGTTCCAATATCATTTATCTTCTGCCTTTGAAGTTCAAAGGTATCAGTTTTTGCTACTTGAATTGCTGGCATTTTTTGTTAACTCTCTAAGTAAAAATTTGAGCTCAGAAACTTCATTCTTCAGTGTATTTATGTCTTCCAACGCGGAACTCAGTTGTTTTGACTTTCTTCTTGCAATGATTGCAGAATTGTCCAAATTGATTATGGCACCAGTGTTCTTGTCTCTTACAAGACCATCATGTCCTTCAACTTTAATATAGTCCATACGCGGAATTAGAACGCTGCAACAGCACGAATGTCTTGAATCTTAGGAGCAAATGCAGGATCAACACCAAGCATGACAACTTTGACAGCAAATGATGAGAATTCTTCAATATCAGATACACTATATTTAAGATCTTGATAAGAAGATTGTTTCTCAACAACACCTGATATACTATTTTCTGTAGTTGCTAATTCTAAAGTATCAGGTTGTCCATTATCGTTAAATAATATCCAATCAATATCCTCAAAATTTTCTTGACTAGAAGCTTTCTTAAATTTGTAAAGAACTTGAATATTAGAAATATCTTTGACATTCGCCATTAGATGTACATCAATAGCAGTTGCTGGACTACTAATAACAACTTCTTTAGTTACATACTTAGCTACTGCTGAACCATTTTTAGAAGTATCCTCAGCAACAAAATCAATACCGTTAGTATAAGTAATTTTACCTACTTCTAAATAATTTGCTTCTTCATCTGGTTGATTAGGATACTTAATAAAGTCTCCTACACGGAAAATATCTGCAATTTGATCACCAACAACAGCATTTCTATTGTACAATGCATTGTCAATTATTCTATCAGAATAATTATCATTGATTGGATTGACATCAACTCTAGCAGTTAACTCTTGAGTTTGAGAATTCCAGATAACTGCTTTACCAGTAATGATATTGTCATATGTCTCAAGAATTACAGATGGATTTCTAGCTACAATAGTAGCACCATCATCAATAGATGCTAATACCTGTGATGGATTAGAATCAACACTAACACTTGTTAATGAAGATTGATTACCTAAAGAAACAGTTTCTCCTTTTTGGAAGAATTGACTTGTTTTAACCCTTACATAAACAACATTACCATTGACTCTTGCAATAGTTCCAGTTGTCTTAGAAGTTTGTCCTTCAATACTTTGATCAGCTTGTATTTGTGTTCCACCGTTACCAGCAAGTTCAAACTGATAAACTGGGAAGAACTCAACCACCTGATCTCTTCTACCAAATCTGTTCTCCTCTCCTTTTGCATTTTCTATTCTATTACTTACTGTTTTTACAGAAGCACTAGAAAGATCAATAATTGGAGAAAGATTGGTAGATGTAGAAGATAGTTGCATCTTGTAAGTTAGAGATCTTTGTAAGTTGTTCAAAGTTTCATTGATCTCAGAAGCAATCATCTTCTGGTTTGTAAAGTAGTGTGGTTCATTCAAGAAAGTTCTTTCATAGTCTACTTGTGAATATGAAACATAGTTTGTTGTAGAAGAATCTACAGGAACTACATTGGTAGTTTTTACAGAAACATCTAATGTTGTTCCTGTAAATGTTAGATAATGAATTTGTGGATATAGTGTCTCAAATTTTCTATTGTGACTTGCGTACACAGAAGTTCCACCACCAAGAGAGTTTCCTGCAGCTTGAGATGGTGAAAGAATATTATATGTATCAATACCAGAGTTGGTTACCTTAAATAGATTACTATTGATAGTAGATGCAGTAATACCTCCAGTCTCAACTGCAGTTCTATAGAATACATAAGACTTACCACTGTCTTCAAAACCATGATCTCTATGATTTACTTTGATAACAGCATTGTTGTTCTTAAATAGTACAGATGTACTAGCAGAATTAGAACTTGCATTTGTCTCTATTGGATTTGCATCTAACAGTTCGTAACCAAGATTTTTATTTTTAAGAAGAAGTTCTGCAGGTCTTGTTGTATCAAACTCTGCTCTGTAAAGAGTAAACTTAAGATCTTCAAATATATCCTCAGTCCAGCTCTCAGTATTT